GCGCCACATGCCGTTCTCGCGCACGGAGAGGGTCTTCACTGCGGCATTGCGCAGGCGCTCGGCTCCGGAGTGCAGTCCGTCGCTCTGGACCCAGGCCATCCCGCCCGGCTTGTTGCGCAGGGAGGGCTTGCCGCGAAGCCAGTCGATGAAGCGCTTCATGCCCCGCCCTCCTCGCTGTCGCCAGCCGACTCGGCCAGCAGCCACCGCTGGAACTGCGCTTGCCACGCCTTTGCAGCTTCCGATCCGGCCGGATACGGGTTGGCGGGCTTCGGCAATTTGGGATTCGCCACCCATGCCTTCGCCGCTTTGCGGGCCTGCTCGGAGATGAGTTCGCGCGATTGGATGTTGGTGTCCATCAGCTCACCGCCCGAATGCCGCCGCGGGCCTTGAGGTGATCGATGGCACGCATTGCCCGCTCCATCGTGCTGGCCGCGCTACTGATGACTTCCACCAGCTTCACGGCCTCGTCTTCCGGGGCCTTGCGATCAGGCCGCGCGTGCAGCGTCTCGTCGCATGCGTGCATCAGCGGGTCGTAGGATTCGCAGAACGTCATCAACCGGATGACCTGGCCGAACGTCAGGCGCTCGGTCCCGGTCGGGTTGCAGCACGCCTTCAGCTTGGCGTACGCGCTCTCGGGTTTCATGTCCGGGAACATGTGGGCCGCGACGATCTTGAACGGCTTGCCACTGTTGCCGATGGCCGTTGCGATCGCATCAAACTCGTCGTCATAGAAGAGCTTCATGGGGCGTCCTAAAAGTTAGGGGCCGTTAGGGTTTTGTTTTTGAACAAAAAAAATCAGCATCACTGCCCATATGAGCAGCCCGATGCACTTCGACCGCCGCGCGATACGCGTCCTCCGCTTCTTGCTGGGTCATGAAGCAGCCGATGTACCGCCTGCAGAAAACGACCTGGTAGGGTGTCTTCGCCCACGGGCGGTAAGTCCATCCGCGCCCGGTGCCGACCTGGCACGCGCTCATCACGGACGGATTGGCATTCAGCGATGCGTGCGTTTTCTTGACGCCATCGCGACTGTTCTGCAGGCTGCTTTGGATCGAGACGTTGCCAACCTTGTAGGGGCCAACATCCCCATGGCGGGCCATGCAATAGCCGTTTCGGCCGACGCCGCGTTCCTGCCAGCGCCCCGACTCACTCCAGATTTGCCACCACTCGCGGAACGTGAGCTCCCACGGGACGCCGCGCTCCGCCGCCGACTTCCTTTGTTGGGCATAGGAATTCGCACGCGTGCCGGATTGCCGAAGAGGTTTTCCATCGTTCAGCGCTACTACTTCGGCGAAAGTGCAGCCGTAGATTCGCAGCGCATCGCGTTCGCGGGTGGCGGGATCTCTGGTATCAGCCATGACGACCTCCGCTCCTGACCACAAAGCGGCCAACAAGCCGTCCGACCTCTTCGCCCTGATGTGCGCCCAGCGACTGCAGCAATGCCGCCTCATGGCAGAGACCGAGCTTGAAATTGAGGCTCAGGCTGCTATTGATGGAGGCGTGCATGGAACCTCCTCAAGCCGAGCGGCGCTCGGCACCATCCCACGGCAGCGTCCGTTCGCCACGATCAACCGCTTGGAAGTAATCCAAGAGCGGCTGGACCGTCTGAACGCCCGGGTTCTCGCGGTCGGAGTAGGCGAGCTTTCGCGGGAGGGTCTTGGCGACACCGGCGGCCTCGGCAATGGCCTCCCAACGCGCCGCCCCGGCCTCTTTCAACCTACGCTTGAGGTAGTCCATGATCGATTCAGGTCCCATGAGCGTGCAGTCTAATCCCGGAATGGGGATTAACCCAAGCTCGTCCGCAATCCCCTATATGGGAGTCGGATATGGGCAGACTGCGCCGATGCGTCCAAGAGACATCCTTGCGGAGAACTTGAAGAAGCTCATGGCGGCAACGCCGAGCCTGCGCACGTTTCCACAGCTCACGAAGGCCACGAGCGTTCCCAACGGCACGCTCGATCGCATCCGGCGCGCGGCCGTTGCGACCAACGTGGACGTTCTCGAGCAACTGGCGCGCGCGTACGGGGTTACGCCGTGGCAACTGCTCGTGCAGGACCTGGTGGTGACCACGGGCGCGGACGGCATGCCGCAGATCGCCGGCATCCCAGAGTGGCCGTTCAGCGCCGTGCCGCAGGCACGTTTTTTCGCACTGACGCCAGACGATCGCGGCTACGTGCAGCGCCGTCTCATGCAGGCGATCGCCGAATGCGAGAGCATCGCGCCAGCGCCGGCGCCCTTGCCGCGGCAGCCGAGCGCGCCGACGCGCACGCCGCTTTCTGACAATCTCGACAGTTTCACGGGAGAGTCGGAGCCGAACCGACACAAAAGAAAGCGCCCGTAGTCAGCAGGACCTAACGTCCACTCACCCCAGACCTCAATATCCGGGATTCCCCCAGCATTGCCACGGCCGAGCAAAGTCCCCAAAATGGGACTCGGCAATTCGAGGGGATGGATTTGACTGCCGTAGTCGTTCAAATCGCTGGCGCGCGAAATCAGCAATTCATGACGGTCTTGGGCCAATGGATGGCCCTGGCCGAGCAGGGCAAGCTAAGAGGGCTTCTCGTCTGCGGGGATGTTGATGGCGCCGAGGAGATAACCATCTCCGGCAACTATCGCGTGCGCCCAGCGCTGGGCGTCAACGCCGCCATGCGTGTGAGCTGGAAGCTGACGCAGTTCCAGGACAAGCGCTTCGCCGACAGCGGCTTCGGGCCGCCCTGATTCCTGCCTTCCGGCGCCGCGTTCGCTCGCGCCCGGTTTCACGCCAAATCTGGGAATCGCGTGCGTCACGCGCGCGCTGGTCGCGCTCGACCGGTTTTGCCCCGCGTTCCCTCTGACCACGGCTGCCGGATCGTCGCCCGATCCCAACGATGCTTGACAGGAAATACCCTCACTGCGTAGTCGGAATCCCGATTTGGGGATTGACTCAAATCCCAGATTAGGGATTAATTGTGTCCATCGCAGCACCCGCAGGTCGGGGCAGAAGGAGACGCAGCATGAGGACCACGCGATCCACATCCAAGGGCCGGGGCCATCCCGAGGCACGCGAGCCCGAAGTCCCGATCGCTTCGGCGACGCTGCGCGATTACTTCGCCGGCCAAGCCCTCCCCCACGCGCAGGCGCAGTGGGAGCGGCTCGGCGATCCGGACCAGGACAAGAGCCTGATGGATGGTGCCACGGCCGAATCGTTCAAGTGGGCCGATTCCATGATGCGCTCCCGCGCTGCGGTCAAGGCGCCCCGCAGCGGCCGGCAGCCGCGCTCGAAGTGAAGGGCCCGGCAATGACCACCCTCACCCTTTCCCCCACAGCGCAGGCGTTCGTGATCCGCCCGCAGTCGGCGGCCGAACTGCTGGACCTCGAAACGCTTCTGGAGAACGTGCGCGCAGCGCGCGAACTCTGGTCCGACCCGACCGTGCAAGCCGCGCTCACCGACGTCGAGCGGTTCGTGCTGGCGCATATCTGAGGGAGAGCGCGATGGAAGCGAAGCACACACCGGGGCCGTGGCGCGTCGGCCGCGAGATCGGGCAAAGCCAATTGATCCCGCGCATCGAGATCCTGCGGGACGTGACGTATGTCGAAGGCGTCAAGCCCACGACTTACTACCTCGCTGAGGTTTGCTACCCGACAACCACGGGCAACACCGCTGGTGCAGCAGAACGCGCCGCCAATGCCAGCCTGATCGCCGCGGCGCCGGAACTGCTGGAGGCGCTGCTCCAGCTTCTGCCCGGCGCTGACGCCATGGGCTGGGATACCAGCAAAGCCCGCGCCGCCATCGCCAAGGCAACCGGGAGCGCGTCATGAGCTACTACCTCCACCAACTGCTCGACCTGCGCCGACTGGCCGACTGCGCCCGGCACGACGCAATCCAGTTTCATCCCTCCAAGGAGGCCACCATGAGGCACTGCACCGCCAGCCCAAAGCGGGAGTACGCAACCATCGAAACGCGGATGCCCGCACCGCGCGAGTTCGAAATCACCGTGATGCGGCCGGGCGAAACCGAGTCCAGCTCGCGCGGCTGGTTCGTCGATGCGACCGAAGCGGCGCAATCGACGCTGCCGCTCCTGTCCGGCGGGGCGATCTGCGAAGTGCGCCCGGTCATCGAATGCACCGAGCTGGAGGGACGCGTGGCCTATCCGCGCCCGCTGCACCGGGATGCCAAGCCGGATGCGCAACTGGGCTGGAAGAAGGCCGCGCAACGCCGATACCTCGACATGCGCCGCATCGCCACGGTGCATGCGGCGGCGGAGGTCGAAGCAACGCTGTGGGGTGCGGCATGAGTGCGGCCCTTGTCGAAACCGTGCGCCGCATCGTGAACGCGGACGGCAAGCGCGTGGTGCAAGTCTCCGCCACCGAAACGACCAAGGTCGTGACGATCTCCTCGCCTGCTGGCGAGATCCTTGTGCAAATGGACGACCGGCAAGCCCGCGCGCTGGCCGAGGCTCTTTTGTCTGCTGCATCGGAGGCCGCATGAGCAAGCGCATCACCATCAAGGGCTTCATTGCCTACCACACGGCCAGCTACTGGCGCGACGACGAGCGCTTCTGCTTCACGCCGTTCGACCCGCGCAAGAGCACGCATGAGCACGAGGACCGCGTAGTCGTACAGGAGCACGCCATCGAGGTAGACGTCCCCGCGGACTTCGACCCGCGCCCACAACAAGTCGCCATGCTCGTGGCCGAGAAGCAGCGCATCAACGCCGCCTTTGCCGCGCGCATCACTGAGCTGGACGCACAGATCAACAAGCTGCTCGCGCTGGAGGCGTCATGAGCCGCACCACCGTGAATTACTGCGGCGTCCAACTGGAGTGCGAATACGACTACGAGCGCGGCTTCGCAGGCAGCCGGATCGACCCGCCCTACGCGGCGAGCGCCCAAGTCTCCAGCGTGAAGGTCGGCGGCGTCGAATGCATCGACCTGTTCGATGACCGCCAGTACGCAGCCATCCAGGCACTCGTGCTCGAAGCACACGGCGATGAGCGCGAAGCGGCCGAGGCGGACCACTGGGACAGCCTGCGCAAGGAACGCGCAATGGAGGAGAGGCCATGACGATCGAGCGCGCCCAGCCGGACTTTGAGCCGGACGACGACGAGAACGAGCCGATTCCGTGCCCCGATTGCGAAGGAACGGGCCTGCTCGGCGGTGCGCCCTGCGCCAATTGCGACGGCGCCGGCGCTTTCGATGGGTTCGGCAATCCACTGAAAGGCATGGAATGAAACACGCCTTCCGCCCCTGGCCGTTCATGTCGCCTCTGAGCCGCCGCGAAGGCGACTACGAGTTGCGCGAGGAAGACGAGGAACCCAGCGAGCTGCCCTTCTGCGGTTGCGACCTGCAGCCCATGGTGTGCGAGTTGGACGCGGGCCGCTGCGGGTGCTGCGGAAAGGCGCTGCCGTGAAGCCCCTGCGCCCGATCACGGACATGTGGCGGCTTGCGTGGCTGCGTTTCCTGATGCGCAACTGCAACCCGCTCAGCCCGGAAATGCCCCGGCTCATTTTGGCCCGCAACCGTCTTGAACAACGGAGGAAGTGATGTGCGACTCGAACATCTGCCAGCGCAACATGCACCGCATCGGGTTCATCTGTGAGGGGTGCGACAGCGTATCGGCTTGCATGAAGCTGGGATGCCGGCCGATGGCGTTCGAAGCCGCTCCCGAACCGGAGGACGAAACCCTCATCGGCCCCGAGCAGATCCAGGCGACCTGTCAGGCCGTGCTCATGGGGGCACTGATCGCCATCGCTGCGCTGGTGGCCGTCTGGTTCCTTGCCGCCAATGCCGCGGTGCTGTGGCCGCTGTTTTGAATCTCCACTGCTCACCGAAAGGAGCAACCTCGTGTCAACCGCACTCGCAACGCTGACCAGCCGGCTCGCCGCCAAGCTCGACATGGGCGACGGCGCAGGCCTGATGGAAACGCTCAAGGCCACGGCCTTCAAGGGCCAAGTGACGGACGCGCAGATGACCGCCCTGCTCGTCGTCGCCAACCAGTACGGCCTGAATCCCTGGACCAAGGAAATCTACGCCTTCCCCGACAAGAACAACGGCATCGTGCCCGTTGTCGGTGTGGACGGCTGGAGCCGCATCATCAACAGCCATCCGCAATTCGACGGCATGGACTTCGAGCAGGACGCCGAGAGCTGCACCTGCATCATCCACCGCAAGGACCGCAGCCATCCGGTACGCGTGACCGAGTACATGAGCGAGTGCCGCCGGCCGAACGTGGGGCCGTGGACCTCGCACCCGCGGCGCATGCTGCGCCACAAGGCGATGATCCAGTGCGCGCGGCTGGCCTTCGGCTACTCGGGCATCTACGACCAGGACGAGGCCGAGCGCATCGCCGAGGTGAAGACCGTCGATCCGGCCACGGGCGAAATCCTGATCGCGCCGACGTTCGATCTCGAGGCCGCGCTCGCCGATGTGGAGGCCGCGGCCGACGAGGCACAGCTCACCGCCGCCTGGACCAAGCACGTCAAGCTCGCGCAGGAGGCCAAGGACAAGACCGGCTATGCCTCGCTCAAGAGCGCGGTCGCCGCCAAGGGCGCGCAGCTCAAGAACCCGGCGCAGGACGTGGAAGCGCGCGAGGTGGCGGCATGAAGATCATCGACGCCCCCCAAGGCTCTCCCGCCTGGCTGCAGGCGCGCTGCGGCGTGCCCAGCGCCAGCAAGTTCGCCTGCATCATGGCGAAGATCAAGACCGGCGAGGCGGCCGAGCGGCGCAACTACCGCACGGACCTCGTGGTGGAGCGCCTGACCGGGCGCCCGCTGGAGGGCTTCACCACCCCGGCGATGAAGCAGGGCACCGAGCGCGAGCCGTTCGCCCGCATGGCCTACGAGGCGCGCACGGGCCTCATCGTGCAGGAGGTGGGCTTCTGCCGCCACGACACGCTGGACTGCGGCGCATCGCCCGATGGCCTCATTGAGATGGACGGCGGGCTGGAGATCAAGTGCCCCGAGCGCACGGCGCACCTGCGTTACCTGCAACAGGACGGCGAGCCGCCCGAATACACCTGGCAGATCCAGGGCGGCATGTGGATCACCGGCCGCGCGTGGTGGGATTTCGTCTCCTACAACCCCGATTTCCCCGAGCGCCTGCAACTGATCGTGCGGCGCATCCGACGCAACGACGAGCAGATCGCCCAGCTCGCCGCGGAAGTCGAGAAGTTCCTCGGTGAGGTCGAAGCCGAGGCCGAGCGCGTGCGCAACCTGGCGGTGGCCGCCTGATGCCGCGCCCGCTCGCCCTCACCCCCGCCCAGCGCCTGCACGCAGCCGAGCTGTACGCCGAAGGCCACTCGCGCCGGCAGATCGCCGCGGTCTTTTCGGTGAGCGACATGGCAGTGCGCACGGCTTTGAAGCGCCAGCGCGTCGCCATGCGCGATGCCTCGCAGGCCCAGCGCAGCCCGAAGAACCCGGCGCGCTTTCAGCACAGCAGCCCGGCCAGCGTGTGGGAGCTGGGCCGCGTGCTGAACCGGCGCCCCGCCCTCCCGTCCTCCCAGCAGGAGGCGGCGCAATGAGCAGGACGAAGAACTGCTGTGCTGAACAACTTGACCTTGCCGCCTGACGGAGCCCTGCCCCATGAAAGAACAACACCCCCCCGGCGGCAACGGATGAGCGCTTACTACAACGAGATCGACCCCTATGCGGCGCAGTGGCTGAGGAACCTGATCGCCGCGGGCCTGATCGCGCCCGGGGACGTGGATGAACGGAGCATCGAGGATGTACGGCCAACTGACCTTGCTGGATATACCCAGTGCCATTTCTTCGCCGGCATCGGCGTGTGGAGCGCCGCCCTGCGGGGCGCCGGAGTCCCGGACGACGCGCCCGTATGGACCGGAAGCTGCCCTTGCCAGCCTTTCAGCGCGGCAGGCAAAGGCGATGGGTTTGCTGACGAGCGGCACCTCTGGCCCGCGTTCTTCCACCTCATCGAGCAGTGCGGCCCTGCAATCGTCCTTGGAGAGCAGGTTGCGTCATCTGACGCGGACCCGTGGATCGACCTTGTATGTGATGACCTGGAGTCACTGGGTTACGCCTGCGGGGCGCTTGCGTTCCCGTCTGCGGGCGTCGGTGCCCCTCACATCCGAGATCGCCTGTACTGGGTGGCCGACGCCCACCACGCGGGACTGGAAGGACGGCACGCCGTGCGAGAACGTGCCGCTCAATGCCCTGCTGGGGCGCGTGGTATGGCTCGCGGGCTGGCCGACCGCACGGGCGAACGATGGGACGGGCGACAAGATCCCGCCGGGGCGCGAGGGCGGCCTTGCATTGAAGCAGGCGGTCCAACTGGCGGGCTGGCTGACGCCGACCGCGGCGGCGGGCGGCAAGGACCGCGGATCCTCGGCGGGCAACGACCTACGCAACCAGGCGAAGCGGGCGGCCGGCCCGGCCCGGTTAACGGATTCTGGCGAGCTGCTGACTGGCTCTCCTGCACGGATGGATTCTGGCGGCCCGTTGAACCCGGCACATTCCCGCTGGCTCATGGGGCTGCCGCCCGCGTGGGACGCCTGCGCGCCCCTACGGCAACGCGGTCAACAAGGAAGCCGCGCAAGCCTTCATCGAGTGCGTGATCTGAAAGGAGATTCCCCATGACCCGATCCCCCGCTGAGAAGACCAGCGCCGCGCCTGGCGCTGCGGCAGCACGCGCCGTTCCCAAACCGCGGTTCTCGTGGTGCTGTGCCAACGGCTGCGGTGCATGTGCCGTGAAACGCATCGAGTTCGAGTACGAACGCACCGAAACCATGGATGGCGAACTCGTCACCCGCAAGACCGAGCCGCGCCTCGTCAGCGCATGCTGCGGCGCCGAGCTGACGATGTGGGACAACCTCAAGGACGAGGAAGTCTATGTCGCGCTCGCCGCCTGCGTGACAGCGCAGCCGACCAGCGCAGCACCCGCGTATGACGGAGTGACGACACACCCCGAGTTCGGACGACGCGGCGCAGCACCCGCAGTCAACCAATGCGACGGGTGCCTGCGGGGCCTGCGGCTCACGGGTGATCTGCACCGAAACGCGGACGGGCGCGCGGAGATGGTCTGCACAGCCGATCGCTACGCAGCACCCGCAGCAGCGGGGATGCCGCAGCCAGTGGCGAGCGGGTGGCAGCTTGTGCCGGTCGAGCCAACCGCCGCCATGCTCGCCGCCGTCAGTAGCTACGGCAAGGACCAACTCGCCGCAGATGCGATCTGGCGCGCCATGCTTGCCGCCACCCCACCCACCCCAGCATCCGAAGTGGCGCAGGACGCAGCGCGGTATCGGTTCCTGTTCCTGGAAGAGGACTGGTGCCGCGATCCGCTGTGGCCGCTCGTGGCCTTCTTCCGAGACGGAAACTCCATCCCGAAGGCACAGGTTGACGCCGCCATCGACGCCGCCCTGAACCAAGGAGAGCGCCATGGCGACTCCGGGAGCAAGACAGCATGAAGGCCAAACCAGTCCGCCTTGTCTATGGCTCCGGCTACGTGCAGTGTCCCGTCGAGGAGGCCACGCACGTCGAGCTGAACGTCCCCGGCCCGACGGGTCGGCTCTGGTTGCCCGTGATCCTGCGCGGCACCCGCGAGGGCACCGGCTGCTGGACGTGGAACGGCAGCACCGATGCGCCGACCCTGCGCCCGAGCGTGCTCACACAGGGTACGCACAAGCTGACCGACGAGGAGTATGAAACCCTCATGTCGGGCGGAAAGATAGAGACTCGTCGGTTCCGCTGCCACTCGTGGATCAACGACGGTGCCGCGCAGTTCCTGTCCGACTGCTCGCACGACATGGTGAATCAGACAGTGCCGTTGCTGGATGTCGAGCACGATGAAGGAGAGCGCCATGGCGACTGAGCGAGAAGCAGCCGCAGCAAGCGAGCGGGAACTGCCGCCGTTGCCCCAAGCAGCCGTGAATCTGGACAGCCATGCGTGGCAGGAATTGCAGGCCACAGGCCGGTGCCACAGCGGATTCGTCTGCCGCTATGAAGTGGTAGGGGATGCCCACCTCTACACCGCCGAGCAGATGCGCGCCTACGTCCTCGCGGATCGCGCAGCGCAGCCCGTGCGGATGCTTACCGAGGACGAGAAGTTTTCCAGTGCGCTCGGATTCGGCGTGCTGAGCAAGCCCGACCGCGCCTTGACCTACGGCGTGATCGACGCCGCCATCCGCAAGTTCTGCGAGGTCAACGGCATCGTGCCGCTCGCCCCGCAAGACACAGGAGGGAAAGCATGACTCTCGACGTGAATGGATTCCCGGATGATCCCCGGCCACCCATGACCGCTGACCAGACCCAAGCCGTCACGGCAGAGGGAGAAGCGCTGCTGCGCCCAACGCCGACGATTGATCGCGACGATTGGCGCGGCGTGCAAACCGCCTTTCGCATGGACGCCTACTACTACGGCTTCGACCCGACCGGGCTGGAAGTGATCGACCTGATCCTGTCGGCGGTCGCCTGCGCAGGTAAGGCTTTCCACCACACCGACCAGTGGAACGAGGACTGCAAGGCGTACCACGAAAAGCTGCGCGGCGACACGCCCGCAGACTGGATTCAGAACGCCGCCAGCGATGCCGCCGACGCGATCCGCGCCGCCCTGGCAGCGCAGCCAGCCGACAGCGCGATGGAGGTGCTGCGCGAGCTGGTGGAAGCCATCGAAGAAGTGAAGATCTCAAGCACGAATTTGGAGGGGCGCAAGGCATGGGCTCGCATTGATTCGGCCATCGACCGCGCCCGCTCCCTCACCCGCCAAGGAGACGCCGCATGAGCGCTGACCTGGACAGGCTCGAAGCCATCGCCAAGGCCGCATCGCCAGGTTTGTGGGAACACGACAGCGCGTGCGAGTCGGTATATGCAGCCACGGGCTACCGGATCGCGGACATCCCGGTAGCAGCCCCATTCAATGCAATGCAGCAGGCATCCAATGCGCTGCACATCGCCACGTTCTCTCCTGAGCGCGTGCTCGCCCTGCTGGCGGTCGCACGGGAAGCGAAGTACGTGGCTTATTCCAACGGCTTCGACGCGGCGCTGCCCGACAAAAAGGAATCGCTTCGCGCCGCATTGGAGCAACTGGAGGGAAAGCAATGAAGTTGAAGAAAGCGCAGCGCGAACAGGTCCGCATGATGTTCGGCGGGCGGTGCGCGTATTGCGGAAACGAACTCGGCGCCAAGTGGCACGCCGACCACGTCGAGCCGGTGGTGCGGAAGCTGGAGTTCGTCAGGGTGCCCGGCAGGCCCACCACGATGCGGACCACTGGCGAAATGTGGAACCCAGAGCGCGACCACATCGGCAACATCATGCCCGCCTGCGTGCCCTGCAACATTCGTAAGGGCGGGGAGTCGCTGGAATCGTTCAGGCACGGCATGGAGCGCGCTCTTGAAGTGCTCCGCGCGAACGCTTCCACCTATCGGCACGCGCTGCGCTTCGGACTCATCCAAGAGCGGCCCGGCCCGCTCGTCTTTTACTTTGAGCGCTTCACCGCGCAGCAGGAAGCAGCATGACCGCTGACACCGCCCCCCTGCTGGCCCTCGCGCGCGAGTGTGGAGCGAGCATTGACACCGATCTCGGCATGACGGTCGTTGCGATGTTCGATGACCAGCTCGCCGCGCTGGAGCAGCGCATCCGCCAGGACGAGCGCGAGCGGGCAGCCCGCATCTGCGACGAGATGGAACGCCAGCAAGAGAACGACTACGGCGCGGCAAACAGTGGCGGAGCACAAGCCTGTGCTGCCGCCATCCGCTCGAGCGGCACCAGCGAAGGAGATGCCAATGGATGACAGACAGATGTTTGACGTTCACGCGATTCTGCGCAAACACGAGGAGCAGAAGCGGGCGCGCGCCGAGCAGCTTCCCACGGAGCAGGATTGCTTGGCCGTGATGCAGCAGGCGTTCCACCGGCTGCGCGAGTTGGGATGGAGAGAGGCCATCTACGCACCGAAGGACGGCCGCGCGTTCGACGCCATCGAGTTCGGCTGCGCCGCGATCCTTGAATGCCAGTACCTCGGCGAGCACGTATTCGCGGCGGAGGCTGGCGACTTGTGGCCTGCGCGCCCGAATCTGTTCCGCGCTGCCGCTGCCCTCGGAAAGGAGCAGAGCCAATGACAGCCAGTGAGCAACAGCGCGAGGCAATGGAGCCGGGAGCGGGTTCGGATTCAGGTCATGTGACCGCGCGCTCCGGCCAGGCTTCTACGGCGGGTGACGCCCAGCACACGCCCCCGCATGGTACGGCCGACAAGTACGCTCCCATGACAACAGAGCAGCGTCGGCGGTGGCGTGAGGACGGCGTGTTTCCCGTGGAGCGCTGGGACACCGGTCCCGGTGCCACCCCACTGATCTGCCCGTTGCCTGATCGGGAGTTGCTGCGCAAGCTCGCGCTTGCGATTCCCGCGCACATCCAGTCGTCCGGCTGGTATGCGACGGGGCAGCGCTACGAATCGCGCACCGTTCACTCCGTATACGGCGACAACTTCCGCGGCATGGGGCGGCAAGCTATCGCGTCCGTGATCAGCGTAGGCAGCTACTCGGGACCGCTGGCCGACTACATCGCTGCTGCGTGTCCGCGCACCATGCTCGCGTTGCTCGACCGCATCAAGGAACTTGAGGCCGTCATCGCTATGGCCGCCGGGCGTCCCGCCAGTACGGGCGCAGACACCGAACGGCACGGGTCAAATGAACTGACTTCTGCTCCCGAATTCCTGTCCCCCGCAGTCTCTCTCCTGCTGCGACAAGCAGCAGAAGCCGTGCAACTGGGGCGCGATTACATCGCCGCCGAACTGGCGCACCGACAAGAAGCGTATGCGGGCTATCCGCACAAGTACGCCACCGAGCAGGAAGACCTCGCGCGCGTTGATGCTGTTGCCGCCGCGCTGCGCGCAGCGCATGGGGAGAGAGTGACGTGAGCCGCAAGAAGGAAATGGCGATCTACAACCGGCACGGAGTCTGAATTGAGCAACACCATCGAATCGTCCACGCCTAGAACGCGGCTGTCCCCGGTCCTGGCGGCCGTCAAGGCGCTGCTGATGCGCCTTTTCGCCCGGCGTGAGGCTGCGGCATTGCCCCCGGAGCCAGTCGCGATCCAGGAGCCACCTTCTGTGCTGTCAATAACGCCATCCGAGTCGGACCCACTGCCCGCTGGGGAGGCGCCAAAGCCTGCCGCTCCCGCAGCGTCCGAGACTCCCAAGCGCCATCGCCGCAAACAGACGCAAGAGGCAGTGAGGCATGAAACCTTGGCCGAACTACTGGAGAACTTGGATGCATCGTTCGATACCATGCGCATCCCAGAGATGAAGGGGAACTGGCTCGGAAAGAGGGAGGTACGCGCCATCCATAAGATGGGGATCTACGTCGCCCAAGACTGGGGGATTGAGGATGTGGAGAACCCCAAGCTGCCAGCTGGCATGACGCTGCCAGTCATCGCCTCTTGCTTCATGATCCACCCCAAGCATGAAACCGATGACCGCCTGAATCCGCGGTTCGCATTCGCGATCCGTCAACCCGGCCTGCCGCCGAGTGTGGAGCAGGTGAAGGGCACACCGTATCAATTCGGGGAGTGCTATGAACTCTCCGGCCCAAAGAGAGGCGAGGAGAAACCGCGCACATTTTGGATGTGGGCATGGGTCGTCGTTCGACCGGACGGCCTGATCGTATTCCCCAGAGAGAAACAACGAGTCGTTCATCAATTGAATCACCGCCGCCTATCGCACGACTCAACGTCTCGGCGCTCCAGCTTTACCTCCACGTCGTGGCGAGCGCCTGCGTTGATTGACAGGCGCGGGGACAGGGAAGAGCATACCCAACAGGAGGTCGAACATCTTCTTTCATGCATGTTCCGACAACTCTTGCTATGGTGGGCTGGCAGAGAATCCCAGTGGTCTGTCGGTGTCCGCAAGAGCGGCAAGCGCGTAACGTTTAGCGTCCGACCAGAGCACACCGCCGCCTACTTCTCCGACCGCAACAAGGTCGCGACGCAGGAAGGCAAGAGCAAGAAGATCATTCACTTCGTCCGCGAGCACACTCGTTCAAACGGTTCGGTCGTGCGCGCGCACGTTCGCGGGCTCCGGGAATTTGAGTGGCGCGGGTATCAGTGCGCGGTGACGGCGCCATCCCTGACCGGGGCCGTCCTGACCGCAGGCTTTGATCTGCAGCCAGTCGAAGCCCCAGAAGAAACACCCGGAATGCTCACGCTCGAGCAAGCCGCCCAATGGGTCGCTGAGGCGGAAGATCAAGATGCGCGGAAGCGGGCATAAACATCATGCTGGGCCGCAAGCTGCACGCGCTGGCGCATGGGAGGCATGAGGTATGAGCGTAGCGCACGAGATCGAATTCCTTACCGCAGCCGAGCTGCATGCGCTGACCGGCTACGCCCGCGCAGCCGAGCAGGAAGCATGGCTCAAGCAGCACAGCATGCCGTGCCTGCGCGACGGCAAGCGGGTGGTCGTCTCGCGCGTGCATGTGCGCGAGCGCCTCGCCGGCCGCGAGATCGTGTCATCCTCTGGACCGAACTGGGACGCCCTGAATGCCTAAGAAGACGCAGTACCCGCGGCTGCGCACCCACGTCCGCAAGGGCGCGGGCGGACGCGTGTACGTGTACTACTTCTACGACATGCGCCCCGAGGGCAAGCCCGATGTCGCGCTCGGGCGCGACCGAGAAGTGGCGATTGCCAAGTGGGACGAGCTGCACAACAAGACGCCGCGCCTGAAGGGCCGCATCCGCGAGGCGATCACGCGCTGGATCGATGAGGAGTTGCCGAACTACGCGAACGCCGAGACGCGGCGCAACTACGGGCGCCAGATCCGCCGCATCGATGCCGTGTTCGGCATGATGGCCTGGCACGAGGTGGAGATGCCGCACCTGCGCCAGTACCTGCGCAACCGGCGCAACGCCAAGGACAAGACCGTCAAGGCGCCCACCCAGGCCAACCGCGAGATGTCAGTCTTCCAGATCGTCTGGAACTGGGCGGTGCTAGAGGGGTTGACGAAAGTGAAGTGGCCGGCCGCGGGCCTCGAGCGCTCGGGCTGGAAGAACGAGGAGAGCCCGCGCGAATTCGTCGTGACCGTGGAACTGTTCGAGGCCGTCTACGCCGAAGCCTGCCAGTTTCTGCGCGACACCATGGACCTGGCGTCCGCGACGGGTATGCGGCTGCAGGACTGCATCAAGGTGGTCCTGCCGGCCGACAACGTGCTGCACCTGAAGGCGGGCAAGACCGGCAAGAAGGCCGACTTCGACGTGTCGCTCTCGGAAGTGCTGCCGCAGCTCGTGGAGCGGCGCCGCGGCTACGAGGCCGCGCACCTGATGCTGATTTCCACGCCGGACGGCTTTCCGGTCTTTCCGAAGGACTTGCGCCGCGAGTGGGACAAGGCCCGCCGCCATGCCGCCAGCAAGGCCCGCGAACGCAAGCATGAAGCCTTCGCCGAGCAGATCGAAGCGATGTACCTGCGCGACATGCGCAAGATGGCCGCCGACCTGGCCGCCGACCTGGCCGATGCCCAGAAGCTCCTGCAGCACTCCAACCCGGCGCTGACTCTGGCGCACTACCGCTCGCGCGCCGAGCGCCTGACGCCCGTGCGTTGAGGGGCCGGACTCACTCGCAGAAAAGGGGCCACGCGGCCCCTTTTTCG